ACTAAGTCGGAGTTTGCCTCATACTTACTTCCGGCTTGGATGGTGGGCCGTGATCCAAAGCTCAAGATCATACAGGCAACGCACACTGGTGAACTAGCCGTAAGGTTTGGTCGTAAGGCCAAGAACCTAATCGATAGTGAAGACTACGGCAAGATATTTAAGACAAGATTACAAGAAGATAGTAAAGCAGCTGGACGTTGGGAGACTGCACAAGGAGGTGAATACTTTGCAGCTGGTGTAGGTGGAGCGATCACTGGACGTGGTGCAGATTTATTAATTATAGATGATCCACATTCAGAGCAAGATGCGATGTCTCCTACGGCACTAGAGGGAGCTTACGAATGGTATACATCAGGTCCACGACAACGTTTACAACCAGGTGGTAAAATTATTTTGGTTATGACACGTTGGTCTAATAAAGATCTGACAGGAAAGTTGATACAGAACCAGAAAGAACCTAAAGCTGATCAGTGGCACGTGGTCGAGTTTCCAGCAATCATGGACCATGGATCAAAGGATCAGAGACCCGTGTGGCCAGAATATTGGAAGTTAGACGAATTAGAAAAGGTACAAGCAACACTGCCCACGGGCAAATGGAATGCACAATGGATGCAGAATCCAACAGCAGAAGAAGGTGCCATACTAAAACGTGAGTGGTGGATGAAATATACCGATGAGAATATCCCACAGTTACAGCACGTAATACAATCTTACGATACAGCTTTTTTAAAAAAAGAGACGGCAGACTACTCAGCTATCACCACATGGGGTATATTCTATCCAAACGAGGATAGTCCAGCCTGTCTGATATTGTTAGATGCAATCAAAGGACGTTACGAGTTTCCAGAACTTAGACGTCTTGCATTAGATCAATACGAGTATTGGAAACCTGAAACAGTTATAATTGAAGCAAAAGCATCAGGTTTACCTCTCACATACGAATTAAGACAGATGAACATACCGGTGGTAAATTTTAGTCCATCAAAAGGCAATGACAAGCACGCTCGTGTAAATGCAGTTGCACCTTTATTTGAATCTGGTATGATATACGCACCTGAGCAGAAATTCGCAGATGACGTCATTGAAGAGTGTGCTGCGTTTCCTTATGGTGATCATGATGACTTGGTCGATTCTACAACACAGGCTATCATGCGATTCAGACAGGGCGGTCTGATCGGACACCCTGAAGATTATATCGACGATAAAGTCGAACAACGTAAAAGGAATTATTATTAATGATTAGATTCGGCATGGCATTGATGGAGATGATAGAACAGTTAACAAAAGGTTTTATCAAAGCTACAGGTAGACAGCCAGATAATTTAGAAAAATTAAAAATTCAACAAGAAGCAGTTCAAAGATTTAAAGACATGAACAAGGTTGTTGATATGGAGGGCAATGTTATTGATACTTCTAAAGGCATTATGGGTGGTAAACAGATACAGGACTCACCAGAGTTTGGTTCAAAAATTAAAAAAACATATGATGAAGCTAAAGGACCAGGTAAAGGTCAAGAGATGGTCGATGCATTAAAATCACCTGGTGCTAAAAAATCATACAAGATTATAGAGGAGCAACTTGGTGTAAAACTCTATGGTGACGAAACATTTGAAGAGATTATGGAAATACAAAAAACAGGTAAACATCCACGAGGTGAACCAAAAGCAGAGGGTGGTATCATGCGTCTTGGTTTCAAAGACGGCATGACTAGAAGAACGTTTTTAAAAATTTTAGGTGGTGCCATGTCTATACCGATTATTGGTAAATTTTTAAAACCAATGAAAGTTGGTAAAACAGTAACTAAAGTTCCAATGATCAAAACAGATGATGTTGCTGGTAAACCAGAATGGTTTGATGCATTAGTCAATAAGGTTATTGTTGAAGGTGATGATGTCACTAAAAAACTTGCAACAGGTGAGAGACAAACTATTCACCAAAAAAAACTTGATGATGGTTCCGTGGTCCGAGTTACTGAGGACACTGACCAAGGTGCTGTAAGAGTGGAGTATGAAAGTGAAAAGAATGTGTTTGGTGATGATGTACAATTAGAATATAAAAAACCATTACCTGATGAAGGGGCACCAGATCCAAAAGCAGAATTTACTACAGCAGAGTCGGGTCCGGTTGGCAGACAGGTAGGTCCTGATGATTATGATATGGATATAGACGAGGTGGGTGGCACAAGTATTAGAGATCTAGATTCTGATGTATCAAAACTAAAAGAATATGCTACAGGTAAAAAACCAACAATGAAAGAACTTGTTCAGAATATTAAGAGAAGAGATAAAGCTGCACGAATAACAGACGACCCTGAAGCTCAATCAGATGCGATAGTTCGAAGACAGGGTGAGATGCTTGATTATGATGTGCCAGATGATGCCTTCGCATCAGGTGGTATCGCTAGAATGTTGGGTGAGTAATGAAAAACTTATTAGCCACTATTGATTTGTATGATGACGATACACCAGCCATGGCTCGTGGTGGACGGATCGGGTTTTATAAAGGTGAGAAAGTAGTTAAATCTCATGGTAAACAAATAAAAGATCTAACAGAGGCAGGTGAGTCCAGTGTTTCAATTGCAAAAAAATTAAGATTAAAACAACAGACAGTTAATGCTGCTATGGATGCTATGGACAAAGGCATAGCAGGTGAAGAATTTAAATTAAGTAAACCTCGTAAAGATATAGTTAAAAAAAACGTAAATCAATACGCGCCTATGCGTAGTTTAGAAGAAGTTCAAAAAGCAATAGATAACGCACCACCAATAGAGATAGATGGTAAGTTATTTGAACAAAATAAAAAAGATTTAAGAGGAGATAGTGAGTTCTCTGGTAAAGAGGTTGTTACTCGAAAAGAACAAGATAAGTATGGTGATAAATTAAAATACAAATCAGCAGGTAAAAAAAGAATAGTTCCTGTAACGCAAGCTTATTACGATAGAAGAGCTAGAGAATTAGCAAAATCTAATCCTACTATTTTAAAAAAATTATCTGGTAAAGGTGGCTATCAGTTATCTCACTTATCTTTATCTGAATTAGATACTTTAAAAAATTTAGGATATCTGCCAACAGATATAAATATTAAACAATATTTTCCTTTTGAAAAAAAAATAGTCGAAATATCTCAAGAAATTTACGAAACTCAAAATAATAAAAAATTATCTACACAAGAAAAACGTGATAAGATTGCAGAACTTCAAAAAAAAGATAGAGCATTAAGAAAACAATTTCCAGAATTTGCAAAAACAAAAGCTAGACTAAATGTTAGAGCAACAGGTCTAGATCCTAGTGGATTAATGATTAAAGAAAAATTACCTGATCCTAGCATTGCAATTGCACCAACAGAAGCGGGAACACAATTAAAAGGAACAGCAGTTGGCTCTGAAAAGGGAAAAGCAATATTAGAATTTGGAAAAAATAATCTTCAAAAATTAGCAGCAATAGGATGCCCTGGTAAAATGATGGGTGGTCGTATCGGATTTTTTGAAGGGCAAAATTTAAATGCATGTGCTGCAAGAGGTATACAAAAATTACAAACAACAGATGTAAAAAAATTAACACCTGGTGATAAAGCAAATATAAAAGCTATCACTAAAACTGTTCAAGGTGGAAGATTATTAAAAAATATTCTAGGTCCAGGAGCCTTGGCTTTTGAGGGATTGTTTGCAGCTCCATTTGCAGCGTATGATTATGCAAGAGGAAGACCGGGAATGGACACACTTAAAAGTGCCTTATCTTTAGGATTGTTAGATCAAAAACTTACCACTGATGAATTAAAAAAAATATATCCAGAGTATGGTGCTGCAGAGAATCTAGAAAATATCGGAGATAGATTAACTAATTTAGAAAGATTACAAAAAGGAACTAGAGGTCAAAGAATAAGAAGTCGAGGCAAAACTAAAATAGCAGAGGATCAATTTAAAAAAGCTTTACAAGAATTAGAAAAAACAGATGCTTTTAAACAAACAGGTAGTTTGGAAAAAGCTTATTTTGAAAACATACAAAAAAGTAAAGATGCTGAAAAAGAATTAGATAGACAGTACAAAGAGAGAGCTGAAGATAGAACTACACAGTTTGATTTAAGCGATCCTTTTGCGGCTGCAGGTGGTGGTATTGCAAAAGAAGCAGGTGATCCATCAGGGGCTATGCTAGAATCTATGAACCCAGACTCACAAGGGTTGCCTTCATTATTAAAACGTGTTAAGAAAGGTTAGGAGTATTAAATGGCAGAAATAGACAAAGGACTCCCGAACACTAGAAACAAAGAAGAGATCCCTTCAGATCAAGAGATCCAAGATGTTGCTGTTCAGGAACCAGTAGAAGAAAAAGGACCGATTGAGGTCATTCCAGAAGAAGACGGTGGTGTAACATTAGACTACGAACCAGGTGCAATCAATGTGCCAGGAACAGAAAATCATTTTGACAACTTAGCAGAACTTTTACCTGATGATGTTTTAGAACCTGTTGGTAATGACATGGTGCAAAACTATATGGACTATAAATCATCAAGAAAAGATTGGGAAGAATCTTATAAAACAGGTTTAGATCTTTTAGGATTTAAATATGAAAATAGAACAGAACCATTTCAAGGAGCAAGTGGTGCAACACACCCAGTGTTAGCAGAAGCAGTTACACAGTTTCAAGCGCAAGCTTATAAAGAATTATTACCAGCTGATGGTCCAGTAAGAACACAAGTAATAGGTATTAAAAATCCACAAACAGAACAACAAGCTGTTCGTGTAAAAGATTACATGAATTATTTAATTATGGATGAGATGCAAGAGTATGAAGCAGAATTTGATTCTATGTTGTTTCATCTACCACTTTCAGGATCAACATTTAAAAAAGTTTATTATGATGTGCCAATGGGCAGAGTCGTATCAAAGTTTGTGCCAGCTGACGAATTAGTAGTTCCATATACAGCAACAAGTTTAGAGGATGCGGAATCAATAATACATGTAATTAAAATGTCAGAAAACGAATTACGTAAACAACAAGTAAATGGTTTCTATAGAGACGTAGAGCTTTCACCTCCAGGAAACGTAGAACAAAATTCTGTTGAGAAAAAAGAAAAAGAATTAGATGGCACTAAAAAAGTTGGTAAACAAGAAACTATGTATACTTTACTAGAGTGTCATGTAAATTTAGATTTAGATGGTTTTGAAGAAGTTGATTCACAAAATGAACCAACAGGAATAAAATTGCCCTACATAGTAACTGTAGAAGAAGGCAGCCGATTAGTTCTCTCCATACGGAGAAACTATGCGCCCAATGATCTAAAGAAAAATAAGATCCAATATTTTGTCCATTTCAAATTTCTGCCAGGACTAGGATTTT